GGTGGCAAACTTTCAATCCACGCTTTCCATAGCAAGCCTACGTTCGGGTGCTCCTTGATGTATGGCACATCGCCCACGTGAGATATCGCCGCCTGTCGGCTTATCAGGTCAGAACTGTTCGGAATTTCCGAATCGTTCCCGGCATTTGTGTTGATCGCATCCTTCGGTATCCTTATTCCGTTTTCTCTTAATTCTTCTTTGCTCATAAATGGAATATCTTCCGGAAAATAGCTCATTCGGTTCTCCTTTCCGCAAAAGCACAATACTGATAATCAAACTCATGCTCTTTCGCTTTCCCACGCCAATCAACCAAAGGGCAGGCATCCTCTTTCCAGACCGTGTGGAAATTTTCATCAAATCCAACTTTTACATTGTGCTTTCGGCAGTCCTTGCAAAAGACAACTTCCGGTGCTGTCCTGCGCTCTTTCAGTTCTTTGAGCAAATCGGCAATATATTGGCATATTTCTTTGCTATTGGTAGCATATCCGAGGCTACCGTCAAAACGATCTATCATATCATCAATCGTCGGCATCGGTTCTCCTTTCCGACCTTATTCCGCAACTGCAAAAATCATCATCCTTTCTTCCTCCGGATCGTATATTTCTGCAACATTCAATCTTTAATTCGCACTCGCCGCAGTAGATTATCTCCGGCAGCTTGCGCCTTTCTTTCAGCTCTCTCAGCCATTCCACTGTCTGAGTATGCTCTTGTAAATTTCTCTCATAAGCCTCGGTTCCAAGAATGATTTCGTTGACCTTTTTGTACAGTTTCATCTTTTCTGCCTCTTCTTCGTGGTACCTGATTGCCTCTTCGAGTGTCATTTCTTCGGCCTCCAATCCTCGCAGCCTTCCTTGGTCAGCTTTGTCTTCTTTCCGGTCACCTCACACAGGCCGCCCTTATACGTCGGCTTGCAATGGGTACAGTTCTTGCAAATCTCTTTCAACTTTGATATATCCCCCCTGATCCATAAGCACTACCTCAGCAATCGGAACACCGCGCGCCATATCGTTCAAGACCATCTCTAAGTTGTCGATTAAAATAGCATCTATATTTCTGCCTTGAAATATTCCCTCTGCGAATTCTTTGAATGTAATTGGCATAGGAATGTTGATCATCATATCTCTGGCCATATCAAATGTATATTCAGCTATGGCGCGATTAGGACAAACGATTAGTGCATAATTGTATTCTGCGCATTTACTAATCAGCTCTGTTGTCCGACCTGTTTGACGTCCATTGGTATTTACCTTTTCTATCATTCAATCACCTCCTGCCTCGCTTTACGCGAATGCTATCTGACCGTCATTCGTCCTCCTCACTGCATGAAATCGAATAAGGACATCTGTGTTTTTTCCTGTTCAAGCGACTGCATGTTTTTGACCGCTTGCTCAAAGTACGCATCTTTCAGTTCAATTCCGATTGCCCTGCGTCCCATCTTTACGGACTGGTAAACTTCACTTCCGATACCCATAAACGGAGTGAAAACAACATCATCAGGATTTGAATAAAGATTCACGATTCGCTCGATAACATCAAGTTGTAATGGGCAAATGTGACGCTCAGATTCTTCGTCGGAAAATAGTCTGTTGAGCGTATTGCTTTGATTGATATCCCACCAAACCGGAGTATTGTATTCGTCCCATATTGGGCTTGCTACCTGTTGCCACATCGAAACGGGATAACTTTCGTTTGTATGCGTTACCCTGTCGGGATTGTCGCCGGGCTTGCGCATGTACACGACATAGTCAGGAATTCCCATCCTGCTCATGCAGCTATCTTTTTTGATTTGCTTGTGGAGCAATCCGAGAGCTTTTGTTCTCTGCATTGCCGTGACGGGATTTTTCCAGATGCAAACCTCTGAGTGATATATAAAACCTGTTTTCTGGAATAAGCGGATTAAATCGCCTCGAAAATCCTTGATTCCAATGTAGCCGTCTCGCTCTTTGGATGTAGGCAAATTCATACAGTGAACCGCCATGATTCTTCCCGGCTTCAGGATCCTGTAAAGCTCCGTCACGATGAATTCGAAATGCGTGAAGAATTCCTCATCGCTTCGGGAATTGCCGAGGTCTCTGTCACTGTTCGAGTACGTGTACAGCGATGAGAACGGCGGCGAATACACAATCAGCCCGACACTCTCGCTGTCGATTTCTTTGATAATTTCTGTCGTATCACCGCAATACATAGCGTATCGGTCGGTGATGTATTGATCTTTTACGTTCATGCCCATCTCGGTTTTTTCATCCTTTCCGTTGGCTTGTAAGTATCAGTTACTCGTGTCGTGTGTTTAATTTCGGATAACGTGATTTCACGCATGAGGGCGGTCATTTCTGCCTGCATTTCGTCCATTTGTGCCTGCTTGCGCTCGATGTTCTCCAGGATGCTCACCTCTTTCTCTGACAGGATGATGTAGCAATTTACCTCGCGAGTCTGTCCGAATCTCCAACAGCGTCTTACCGCCTGATAGAACCGCTCGTAGCTGTCTGACAATCCGCAAAATATCATGTTGTGACATGACTGGAAATTACTCCCGAATCCGAATATTGACGGCTTGCTCACGAGACAATGGATGTTCCCATTCGAGAAGTCTATGCTCGCCTGCGCTTTGAATTCCGGGTTGTCTGAGCCTTTGACTTCTACACTGTCAGTGCATTTCTTTGCGAGCATTGCCGATTCGTCATTGTAATCAACCCAACAGAGCCATGATTCACTTGAGTTGTTCGTGAGGCTTGATGCCTTATCTGTCCGGTCTTCCATTGATTCCTTACGGGCTTCTCTGCGTTCCTGCAATGTTTCGGCGACCTTCACGAACATTTCATAATCATCGACCTTTGATTTCGTGAGGATTTTTTCAATCCGGAGCTTCGGCAAATCGTAGCCGTCAATCTCATATCCGAGTTCGTTGGGATTATTGAAACACACCGCCCACGTCGCCATCCACTCCCAGAATTTCGACCGTCCCGCCTTTTTTAATCTCCAGTCCGATGTTTTGCCGCCGTCATGAACGAAATACGTTGCAAGCATTTCCGTGCGGCTCATAATCCCTAAGAATTCGCATGTTGTGCCGATCTCAGTAAAATCATTCGGGGCGATCGTAGCCGAGCATAAGAGCTTATATGGCGTATCGTAGAATAACTCTGTGAGCTGTCCGGTCGTCTTTGACGTAAACGATTTGAGGATTGACGACTCATCGAGAACGATTCCGGAGAACACTGATACATCAAAATGCTCTATCATCTCGTAGTTGGTAATGTTCAAGCCGTTTTTTACATCTGCCTGCGACCTGCATACATGCACCGTCTCGATGCCGAACTTGTGAGCCTCTTTTGCTGTCTGATCCACGACTGACAGCGGCGCAAGGATGAGCACGGGTTTTTTTGTATGAGCACGTACCTGGTGCGCCCATTCGAGCTGGATGATGGTCTTGCCGCATCCGCACCCGATCAGAATCGCCGACTTGCCTTTCTTCAGCGCCCATTTGCAAAGGTCTTTCTGAAAATCGAACATGTTGTTATTAAGCTCGGTCTTGTCAACGTCAAATCCGCTGTCCTGCGCGATCTTTATCTTTGTTCTTAAAAAGTCTATGTACTCCATTTCTTAACACCTATATAATCCATATTGTTCATCCGGCCTTGGTAATCAGTCCCAAACCTCCCAAGGATCGTCCGCATCATTCTCGTAATCATCATCGTCAAAATCATCGTCATGCCCGACACACAATGCTGAATACCAAATCACCAGCGTAACGGCTACGGCGGCGACCGCAAGGATGATCGCAAGCGTCCGGGGGGCAATGTTGCATATGATCATGTTTCACCTCCTCCGAGAAAATCGTTGATTGACATCTGGCCGGGTATCTGTCCCGCATTGATCAAATCACCGTACCTCAACACAAAATCTTCTGCTGCATCAGGTCTTCCGGGAACTCCAGTTTCACGCCCGTTTCCGCTTCCAAACAAGCCACTATGTCATGCCAGTCAATGCTCCCTTCCATCAGTGCATCGATGTGGCGGTTAAATTCCTTCTGGAATCGGAGGAGCCGTTTAGCTCCCCACTGGTTCTGTTCGTAGAGTATCAGCATC